TCGTGTTTTAATTAAACCGATTGAAGAGGAAGAATCTACCTATGGGAACATTGTTGTTCCTGATATGGGTAAAGATAGACCAGACTTTGGAACCGTCCTTGCTGTAGGACCTGGTCGTTATGACAATAATGGGAATTTAATCCCTGCAAGCTTAAAAACAGGCCAAAAAGTTATTATGCCAAAATACGGAGCAAATACCGTAGAACTTGAAGGTGAAGAATACGTTCTTGCCGCAGAATCAGAAATATTAGGAATTATAAATTAAAAAAATGAGTAAAGTTATTAAATTTGGAGCCGAAGGAAGAGGCAAACTCCAGTCTGGGGTAAATCAATTAGCAAATGCTGTTGCAAGCACATTAGGCCCTTATGGTCGCAATGTAGTAACAGGAAATGAAATGGGAGTTCAGTCTACTAAAGATGGTGTTACCGTTGCTAAACAAATTACCCTTGAAGACAAAACCGAGAACTTAGGTGCGCAGGTTGTTAAACAATCTGCTATTAAAACTGCTGAACAAGCAGGTGATGGAACTACTACCGCAACGGTTTTATCAAGAGAAATTTTTAATCAAGCATTAGAGGCTGTTAGCCATAAATCTAATAATGCTATTGATATAAAAAGAGGAATTGATAAGGCTGTAAAGGATGTAGTTTCTTATCTAAAAGAAAACTCCCAAGATATTTCAAATGAGGACCAACTTAAACAAGTAGCTACTATCTCAGCTAATAATGATACTGAAATTGGTACTCTTATAGCTACTGCTTTTGATAAAGCAGGAAGAGAAGGTGTTATTACGGTGGAATCCAGTAAAACTCATGAAACTACACTTGAAATAGTTGAAGGCATGCAGTTTGATCGTGGTTATAAGTCACCATATTTTGTCACAGATAATGGCTCAATGGCTTGCCAACTTGATGAACCATATATTTTGATGTATGATGGTAAAATTAGTGCTGTAAAGGAATTACTTCCTATACTTGAAAGAGTTAGTCAACAAAACAAATCTTTATTAATTGTTGCTGAGGATATTGATGGTGAAGCCCTCGCAGCTATGATTGTAAATAAAATGAGAGGTATTTTAAAATGTGCTGCTGTTAAAGCACCTGACTTTGGAGAACGCCGTACTATGATTTTAGAAGATATGGCTGCCCTCACAGGTGGTACTGTTATTTCAAAACAAAAGGGTATGAAACTTGATAAAGTTACCTTTGATATGTTAGGAGAAGCTAGAGGTGTTACTATTTCTAAAGAAGAAACTACAATTGTAGATGGGAGTGGTACTGAAGAAGCTATCGAAACCCGCCTTAATGAAATTAAAGATCAAATTGAAAAAGCAGAAAGTAATTATGCCCGTGAACAACTACAACAACGTTTAGGAAAATTAGCAGGAGGTGTAGCAGTAATTAATGTTGGTGGCTATACAGAAGCTGAAATGAATGAACGTAAAGATAGAGTAGATGATGCGGTTCATGCTGTTAAAGCTGCTATTGAAGAAGGGATTCTTCCAGGAGGTGGTCACGCTTTACTGTGTGCATCAACTAAGATAGAAAATGATACATTAAATTCTTCTCAAGAAATGGGTTATGAAATTGTTCGCAAGTCCATTCGCAAACCCTTCTACCAAATCCTTTCAAACGCAGGTTATAATCATGAAAAATGTACACTAGCAGCATTAAATGTAGAAGGAAATTTTGAATTGGGGTGGAACTTAGCTACTGAAAATGAAGTTAATATGCTTTCTGAAGGTATTATTGATCCAACTAAAGTCACACGTTGTGCTCTTGAAAACGCAGCCTCAGCAGCAGGTATCCTTCTCACAACAGAATGTGTGATTACAGATACTCCTAAAAAAGAAAGTGAATCTATGCCTGAGCAACCAATGTTTTAATGGATTTATTTGTAGAAAAATATAGACCCCATAATCTTGATAATTTTATTGGTGACAGTACTATTAGAGATAAAGTCCAAGAATATATAACAGAGGGTACTCTACAAAACCTACTATTGTTTGGTCCAGCGGGGACAGGAAAAACCTCGCTGGCTAAACTAATAGTAAAACAATTAAATGCTGACCATCTTTATATTAACGCTAGTGATGAAAGGGGCATAGACACTATTAGAGATAAAATCGTTCCATTTGCTTCAAGTATAGGATTTAATGGATTAAAAATAATAATACTAGATGAATCAGACTACCTTACCCCACAAGCTCAAGCAACACTTAGAAATGTTATTGAAACATTTAGTAGCTCTTGCCGTTTTATTTTTACATGTAACTATTTGGATCGTATCATTAGTCCTCTACAGTCCCGTTGTGTTGCCTTTGGAATTATACCACCTTCTAAAAAAGAAGTGGGGCAACATATACTACAAATATGTGAGCAGGAAGAAATAAAATTTACTAAAGAAGATTTAGGAAAAATAATTATAACACATTACCCTGATATCCGCAAAATCCTTAATACAGTACAAGGTAGTGTAAAAGGAGGTAAATTAGTTCTTGATTCAAGATCACTAATTAATACTGACTTTGAAAATGAGGTAGTAGCTGCCTTAAAAAATAAAGCTAAGCTAAATGATATCAGACAGATAATTGCCAATAGTGGTGCACAACAATTTGAGTCATTATTTAGATGTTTATATGATAATGTAGAAGAATATACTACAAATATTGGAGAAGCAATTATAATTATCTCCCAATATCAGTATGAATATAGCTTTGTTATAGATAAAGAAATATGTGTAGCCGCAATGTTAAATAAATTAATAAAATTATGAGTGTAAATTCACAAAAACAAACCTACAAACAATCTATGGATTGGTTGGAATGGTTTAATAGAAAATATAATAGATTACCTAAAATTTCTTCTAAACTAAAATCACATAAAAAATATAAGGGATAATGCAACAACAACAACAAAATTTTAATATAGATATCACACAAACTACTCCTATAGTTTGTGATAAATGTGGTTGTGAGCATTTTACTCAAGTTACTCTTATGCGTAAACTCTCCCCAATGCTTTCCCCAACAGGACAACCAGCATTAATTCCCATTCCAGTTTATGCTTGTCATAAATGTGGACATGTTAATGAAGAATTCCAGCCTAAAGATGACGCCCTTTGATTATTTAAAATTAGTCCACAATAAAAAAGTTAAATGGGAAGACCTAAATGAAGAAGAACAGAAGAGCTGGAATACATTTATAATAAACCGTGCTCTTAGTTTTAATTCAGATTACATAGATATAGTTAATAATCTTCAACCACACACTGGAGGACATCTAACCCCTGCTGAAATCTTTAAATATTATCAAGACATGTTACCTAATAATTTTAGATTTAAAAAATGGATTAAAGGTAAAAAAGAAAAAAAACACAACCCCCAATTATTAACCTTATTAAGTGGGTATTTTGAATGTTCATCTAAACAAGCAGAAGATTATTTAAATCTTATAAAGAAAAAAGATCTTAAAACTTTACTTAATAATATAGGTTTACAAGAAAGCGAAATAAAAAAATTAACAAAAAAATGATAGAATTTACCCCCGAAGATGATGCAGCAGTAAAATGGTGTGAAGAAAAATACCCCGAACTTACTAGTGAGTATAAAAAAATTATGATGGAACAATACATCTTATTTTGCAAAAAACATCGTAATTATGGTTCATCTAATATTAATGTAGGAACTAACTTAGAAACTGAGGGAGACATCAAATTATCACTTACAGGTTTATGGTTTAGAATGAACGATAAAATTCAACGCTTAAAGAATTTAGTTGTATTAGGAGAGCCAGATACGGTAGGAGAATCTGTAGAAGATACATTTAAAGATCTTAGTGTATATGGTATTATAGGACAAATAGTACAGCAAGGTAAATTCAAATAAATTTGGAAAACCAAATCTTCCTTCGTATATTCACGATATGAGCATATTAGAAAATGTACAAAATACAGTAGTTCCCGAAATTGACTTTAAAAAGGGCAAACATGTTTCTTATTCACAACTTTCATTGTGGTTATCATGCCCCCATAAATGGAAGTTAATGTATATTGATAAGTTAAAGCAACCCCCAAATATCCACTTAGCGTTTGGTTCAGCAATGCATGAAACCCTACAAGAATATTTAGGTTTAATGTATAATACATCTATTAAAGCTGCGGATGAATTTCCTATTCATGAGGATTTTCAACAACGTTTTTTAAAAATGTATAATGATTATAAAGAACAAATTGGTAGCAATTTTTCTACCCCAAAGGAAATTGCTGAATTTGTAAATGATGGATTAAATATTATTGATTTTTTCCTTGAAAGAAGGCAAATGCACTTTACAAAAAAGGGAACTAGACTTCTAGGAATAGAAATGCCTATCCTAACCCCACCACATAAAGACCATCCTAATATCATGTTATATGGTAAACTTGATTTAGTCTTTTATGATGAGGACCTTAAAAAAGTAAGTATTTGGGATATTAAAACTTCAACTAGGGGTTGGGGTAAATGGGATAAAGAGGATAAAATTAAAATGTCCCAAATGGTATTATATAAGAAATACTTTGCGGAACAGTATAATATACCTGTAGAAGAAATCGATTGTAAATATTTTATAGTAAAGCGCAAGATACCTAAAAAGCCTAAATACCCGGCGTCTGCTAGTCGTATCCAGTATTATGTCCCCTCTTCGGGTAAAACAACTCTTAATAGAGTAACCCGAGATCTTCATGCATTTATTGAGGATTGTTTTAAGGATGATATGTATCAATTGAAGGAGTATACTAAGACTCCGAACGATAAATCCTGTAGATGGTGTCCTTTTAATGATAAACCTGAACTCTGCGATAAAAA